GAAAGGAGCTTCTCTTGATATTTGTGTGGTTACATTATCGCCGTTTGACATTAATCTGGTCCTTTCGAAGACTCTGGGTCTAATTTATTCATTAAATTGTACATTGCTTGTGGTCCACCAGCGTTCTCTACTGACTTAGCCGTGAACACAAACTCTCCATCACTTAACATAGCTGGTATCTTATCATCTTTTGGTCCACCTGGTCCATACACCATACCTCTTTTTTCTAATCCACCTAGTGCTAATCCAATAACACCACCTGTGTTAGCCTGTCTAACTTCATTAGACATACCACTCATGGGTATTGAAACAAGACCTGGATCAACTTTTCTATCCATATTAGCCATGTCTCTAATATTAAAAGCATCCATCAACTCTGATCTAGCATCAATCGGAGGAGCATCATCAAACATTTGTGCCACGCCACCCATAGCCATACCTCCACGTGTGGCAGCTACATTTTTATACTGACCAGTGGCAGTGTCATATCGTAGACCTTTTAACATATCTTCTGCTGGTGTAGGAGACAATCCATAATCAGCAGGATTAGGGTTTTCACCTCTAGCCTTTGCTGCATAGTAATCATCAACTGCACTTCTGTATTCTTTCGCTGCCGCAGGATCTTCTGGTGTGTCTCCTATCAGTGCTAAGTATGTTGCGAGCCCTGGGCCGAGAGTCGATGCTATTGATCCAAGTAACTTACCTTTGCCTGTTAATCCATCCTCATCATACAGACCTGTAAAAATGTCTGTCATTTTAAATCTACCGCCAGTGGCGTCTTCTGTTTGCTGCGCTAATGTGTTTAAACCTCTAATGTCAGCACCATAATCTCTACTAGCTTCTAAGGCTTGATTAGCCGTTAGACCTGAACTTTTAGCAGCTGCATCTGTAGCGTCCATAGTGCTCATTCTTGAACCTACTTGACCTCCAGTAGTATCAATTACATTACCAGCATCCGTGGTAACTGCATTTGGATTTAAAAACTGCTGTGCAAAATCAGTGCCTGCAACTTTACTAGCTCCTTGAGTCAAAGCCTGATTGGTGAGAAAAGACATGAGCGGGTTTTTTTGATACTGAGCTGTTAGTAAATTAGGCAAAAACTTGGTTGCCATTTGAACCATAGGGTTTGCTTTGCCAAAAAACGGCAATCCTGTTGCAAATCCTGCTGCTAAAGCTATAGCCTCTGGGCTATTTTTAAGTGTAGCTCTGACTTTTCTAAAAAAATTTTTAAACATGTACTCCTAGCAATTCATGATATTGTTAAAATGCAAGGAGGCTGCCTTGAAGATATGCCTAATTAATTGTATATTTATAGGCAAAATATTGATATATGACAACATATAAATGATAAGTTAGAAAGGAATTAGAAAATGCCAGAGCAGACAGAACATAGATTCGAGGCTATAAGGCCTTTTGGACCTACAATAATGGCAGGAACCTTGCCAGAAAGTTTAATTAAATTGTTGGATGATAAAGCACAACAAATTATGGATGATGAAAAAATGTCCAAGGATTTAGATTGGTCACATAACCTTGCTGGTAATGTAAAACAAGAAGTGAGGTACCCACAAGAGTGGCTATCATCAAATGAATTTAGTCCATTTAGTAGATCTTTAGACATGATTGTTAACAGATATTTAAGCTCACCTCCTAATTCAGACACAATTGATCCAAAAGAAGTAGAAGGATTAGTCATGACAAGTATGTGGTGTGTTTCACAGTGGGCTGGTGATTTTAATCCATCACACATACACGATGGTGACATATCTGGTATTATTTATCTTAGAATACCACCTAGTTTAGAAAAAGAATACGCACAAGAGGATCATTATCCTTGCGTTGGTGATGTTCAATGGCAGTGTGGTCAAGCATCTACTTTTAATGGACATCAATTTAAAGTAACACCAAAGGTTGGACAAATTTATATATTTCCTGCATGGCTAACACATATAGTTTACCCATTTAGAACTCCTAATGAAGAAAGAAGATCAGTGTCTTTCAACATAGATGTGAAAAGAAAAAAAGGTAGACAGTTTGCGCCATCTAAGATCAATAATGATTAAAGTTTTTGACTAGTCATACAATCGCGTGGAAAACTACGATATAAGAAAAGTTCCGATGGTACGTGTTACCTGGTTTGACGCTAAGGACATGGAAACAGGTTGGTTGCATATTAAAGAAATAGTAAGTGCGCCGTTGGCCGTGTGCCAAGAAGTAGGATACATGGTTGTAAATAATGACGACAAAATAGTAATAATGAGATCTTGGTGCACAGATAAAGAAGATAATCACGGAGGAGGGGCGATAGCAATTCCACGCGGATGGGTAAGAAAAATAGAATATTTAAAGGTAGATTATGCAACACAATAGTAATACCGAGTTTGTTATGTACGTTGACAATTTTTTGTCTATTGAAACTTTAGAATCTTTACAAGAAACTTTTTTAAAAATTAATTACGGTGAAGTAAAAAACCCAGAAGGTCAGGTCTACGGCCATAGACATACTTTTCCTCATAGTTTTCACACAGATCCTTTACTACAATTAATAAAAAATTATTTTTTTCCTAATAGAAACCTAGAACCAATATCAGTCAGCGCTCACAAAAGACAGAATGATAAAGAGCCGTTGTTTCACGTTGACGTAGAAAAAGACAATGTTGCAAACTTTTTGTTATTTGTAAAAGGTGAACCACTTCTTAACAACGGCACAGGATTTATGACTGGTAAACATTTATCATCTCATATTGGTTTTATTGAAAATAGAGCCTTGTTTTTTAACGGTAGTAAAATACCACACTCAGATTTACAGTCTTTTGGTGACAGTTCAGAAAGATACACACTTAATATTTTTTACAAAGATGCATAAAGTATTCGTAGCTACACCTTGTTATGGAGGATTGATAACAACTGAGTATTTTAAAAGCTGTATGCAATTAGTTGCACTAGCTGCAACAAATAAGATAGAACTACAGTTTGCAACAATTGGAAATGAATCGTTAATTACAAGAGCACGTAATACTTTAGTGCAATTGTTCATGGATGGCGATTATACTCATTTATTGTTTATAGACGCGGATTTAGCTTTTAATCCTGAGTCAGTTATTAGAATGTTGGAGTATGACAAAGATGTAGTTACTGGTATCTATCCTAGAAAAACCATAGACTGGACAAAAGTAAAGAGAAGACTAAAACAAAATCCTGACATGTCAGAAGATGAACTGCTTGCATCCTCTTTGCAATACAATCTTAATGTTGCAAGCCCTGAAAAAATAATGTTGGAAAAAGGTTTTATAGAGGTCATGGACGGACCCACTGGTTTTATGATGATAAAACGTAGCGTGTTTGAAAGAATGGCTGACGTTTACCCAGACTTAAAATTTGTGCCAGATCAACATATAAATCAGCCTCACGAGACAGAGTTTGATTATCATAAAACATCTAATTGGAATTACACTTTTTTTGACACCATGGTAGAGCCAGAAACTAAGAGATACTTGTCAGAAGACTACGCTTTCTGTCGTTTATGGCAGAATATGGGTGGTAAGATATACGCAGATATAATTTCAGGTATGACACACTACGGAAATTACGCATTTAAAGGCAATGTTGGAACTCAATTCTTGCCACAAAACAATAAGTAATTTATTATTCCCACATGCAATTAGTAGACTTAAAGTTTCAACCAGGTGTTGACAAACAAGATACGGCTTATTCTGCTGGAGATGCTCGTAAGTATATTGACTCTGATTTTGTTAGATTTCACTACGGTAAGCCAGAAAGATGGGGTGGATGGTCAAATCTACCAAATCCTAATAGAACGGTAGTAGGAGCTGTAAGAGACACGCATTCATGGGTTGGTTTAGATGGCACAAGATATTTAGCTTTAGGCACTGATAGAAAACTCTACATTTACTCTGAAGGTAAAGTTTATGACATTACACCACTTAGAGAAACACAAGCTTTAACTAATCCATTTACTACAAACGGTACCACAACAGTAACAGTTACAGATTCATCTCACGGATGTTTGGAAGGTGACTTTGTAACATTTGATTCTTTTTCTACAATAGATGGACTTGATATGAATCAAGAGTTTGAAGTAACAAGTGTTACTTCTGGTAATGCTTACACTGTAACTCATACGAGCACAGCATCAGGATCTACATCTGGAGGTGGCGGATCAGGAAATGCTAAATATCAAATAAATATTGGTAGAGATACATCAACGTACGGTACAGGTTGGGGTACTTTGTCATGGAACGAAAGCACATGGGACACAGCAAGATCATCTTCTACTGTAGTTCTTTTTGGACGTAACTGGTCATTAGACAATTTTGGTGAGGATTTAATTGCAACAGTTTTAAACGGTGGTACGTTTATATGGGACACTTCAAGCGGTTTGTCTAGTAGAGCAACCGCATTATCCAATGCTCCTACTGCGTCAAGATTTAGTTTAGTATCTACTGATACAAGACATTTAATGCTTTTTGGCACGGAGACAACGATTGGTGATGCATCTACTCAGGATGATTTACTGTTTAGGTTTTCTGATAGAGAAGATGCTACCGACTATACACCTGTATCTACAAACGAAGCAGGCTCTTTGCGTATATCTGACGGATCTAGAATAGTTGGAGCAGTTAAGTCAACAGGTCAAATACTAGTTTGGACGGATACGTCATTACATGGTATTCAGTTTGTTGGCACGCCTTTTACTTTTGGACTTAGACAGCTAGGTGCAAATGCTGGTCTAATAGCTCAACATGCAGCGATAGAGGTTAATGGTAAAGCTTATTGGATGTCAGATGACGCGTTCTATCTCTACGATGGTATTGTTAAAAAAATGCCTTGTTCTGTTCAAGATTTTGTTTTTGATGACATTAGTTACACTAACAAACATGAAATTGTTGTTGGACTGAACACAGCATACAATGAAATAATTTGGTATTATCCATCCACAAATGCTACTCAAATCGATAGATCTGTAATTTATAATTACTTAGAGGGCACTTGGTATACAAATAGCTTAGGTAGAACCACTTGGCTCGGTGCTTATGTGTATGAAAAACCTATAGCCACAGAGTATAAACCAGCGGTCACTGCAAATGTATCAACGATACTTGGTCTAACAGATGGTGCTTCTTTTATTTATGAACACGAGTCAGGAAATAATCAAGCCGATGGCACTGCCATAACTGCTTTTTTAGAAACTGGTTCTGTTGAAATAGCAGATGGTGATCAGCTCATGTCTGTAAATAAATTAGTACCTGACTTTGATAATTTAACTAATACTATGACAGCTAGACTTACACTGGAACAGTATCCTCAATCTGCATCTAACGTTACATCAAACGCTAGTATTACCAGCACGACTGAAAAAGTAAACGTAAGAGGAAGAGGGCGAGCTGTAAAAATTAGATATACAACAAGCACTGTTGATGATACACCATGGAGACTTGGTTCACAAAAATTAGAAATAAGACCAGATGGTAGAAGATAATGGCTAAAATTAATATTACTAGATTACCAAACGCAACTCCAGAGTATGATGTCAGTCAGTTTGACCAAATGATTAGATTGTTAGAACAAATAGTTTTTTTATTAAACACAAACTTCCAACAAGATTTGCAAGAAGAACAAGAAGTGGAGACATTTTTCCTTGGCTAATACATTTAAAAGCGCAATGGTTGATATGACTACGACTGGTTTAACAACTTTAGTTACAGTTCCAACAGCAGATCCTGGTGCTACGCCACCAGTTCCTCCAACAACAGATATAGTTAAATCTATTTTAATTTGTAATGACTCAGGAAGCACAACATTAGTAGACTTAGAAGTAGTTAGGTCCTCTGCTACCTTTGAATTATTTAAACAAAAAAGTGTTGCGACTAACACAACAACAGAACTATTATCACAGCCATTAGTTTTACAAGAGTCTGACGTGTTAAAGGCTCAAGCAAACGCTGCAAACCAAGTGCACATAATTGTAAGTTTTATGGAGGTTACAAAAGGGGCACTTTAGAAAGGATTAAGATGAAATTACAAGGTTTATTTATTACTCCAGTTTTTACCATGGATATCGAGAATGATTATAATTTAGTAGAAAAATTGTATGATTTAAAAAAAAGAGATGCCATTGGCTCTCCTAAATCTAATGTTAATGGTTGGCACAGTAAAGAGGATTTATATTTACACGATGATTTTAAAGAAATAACTCAAGATATAATGTATCACTCGCAGCAGTGTTTTCATGCTTTAAGTGTTAACGATAAATACACCCCAGAAATGACTGGACTGTGGGGCATGATTAATCCACCAGGTGCAAGAAACAATGTTCACACACATCCTCTTAATTATTTGTCAGGAGTTTTATACTTGAAAGTTCCAGAAAACAGCGGAAACATAGTATTTATTGAGCCTAGACCACAGGCAGAGGTTTTTGATCCTCCTAAAAAGTCTGATTTATTACCAAATCTTGCACACACTGTGCAGTGGGAAGCTAAAGAGAAAAACTTGATTTTTTTTCCATCATGGTTACAACATGAAGTACAACAAAATAATTCTAATCAAGATAGAGTTATTATGAGTTTTAATTTAAGATGGAGGGTGTAATGCCAATAGTTGAAGACGCAGAACAAATAGGGACAGTAGTTTTGGAAGACGGACGAGTAATTCCTAGATATAAAGTAAAAACAGAAACTACATTAACAAACAAAGATACGGGTCAAGAATACGATTCAGAAGCAGCTATGCAAGCTGATATAGATGATCCAAACACTTCTACAACTGCAGAAAAAATACAGCGAGATGTAAAAGTATTTGCTCCATCATTAAAAGATATGTTGGGTAAAACTCCTAAGTAGATTGTTGACACTCACATCCTTGTCCTTCACATATTGGACAAGTTGGATCTGAAGAATGACTGTGATGATTACACTCTTTTAAGTGACGTTCCATGTCTCTTTCAACTGCTAGTAGTCTTTCATGATAATTGCTCACCTTACCAGCAAGGACAGCAATAGCTTTTAAATATTCTTGTTCAGTCATAATATCTCCTGTGATTGTTAATTTTGGTGAGAACCTAATGTAAGCATATTTTTAGTCTTCGCAACAGTATTTTTTATAATTGTTTGCTTGACAAGTTTTTATCGTGATTATATGCATGATGTTGAAAGAAGAAGGTTATGAAAGAAAAATACAAATATGTTCAAAACATGTTGTCACAAGATGTTGTTTATTTTTTAAGCTCTTGGAGCACTAAAAATTTTGAAGTTAATGGCGATCCACAATATAGAAATTCGTTTGCTGTTCACTCATCTAAATCACAGATCTATCAACATGCCCTACACTATTTACATCCTTTGATGGAACAAGAAACTGGTTTAAGTTTACAGCCTACATATTCTTTTAATAGAGTATATTTACCAGGATCTGATTTAAAAAAACATAAAGACAGAAAAGAATGTGAAATTAGTGCATCAATAACTTTAAAGTATAATTATGAAAACAAAGATTACAAATGGCCTTTGTGTATGGGAGATGAACCAATAATTATAGGGATGGGTGATGGTGTAATATATAAAGGTATGGAGATAGAACACTCTAGACCAGTTTTTACACAACCAACAGGTAGTTGGCATCATCAATTATTTATACATTACGTAGATAAAAATGGACCTTACAAAGATTTAAAAGAAGAAGTTTAGATGTATTACTTACCTGTTTTACCACGAGGCAATCGAAAAATAATTAACACTTACTATTTTAACAAAGTGTTTGATGACAGCCTTTGTGATAGAGTATTAGCAAAACTTAATGATCATTGGGAGGATTCTAAAGTAGAGACTGGTGACTCAGGACCTTATAAATCTAATATAAGAATAAACAAACAACAGGTCATAGCTCCTGATCCTGATGGTTTTCCCTACAGTGGTATAGCTAATATTATTTCAGAAATAAATACTGATTCATGGAATTTTGACATTACTGGTTTAAATTTTCTAACTGACCCACCTTGTATTTTTAAATATGAAAATGATGGTCATTTTGATTGGCACCGTGATTTTACACATAGACAACCAACTCGTAAGCTTGGTTTTACCTTACAGCTATCACATTCGTCAGAATATGAGGGCGGTAATCTAGAATTCTTTGGTCATGATTTTGATGAAAAATCTAGAGAAAGAGGCACATTAATTTTATTTCCAAGTTATACTTGGCACAGGGTAACTAAATTAACTAAAGGTGACAGAAAAGCTTTAGTAGGTTGGGTTCATGGCCCAAGCTTTCAATAAATTAATCTTTTTTTTCTTCAGAGTTTTTGTTAAGTTGAATATTAAAACCACCCAACATACTTAAACCATTCATCAAAACCTTTTTTTGCTCAGGAGTAGCATCCATACTCTCTATAACTTGTTTAGCTTTATTTGTAGATTCTGGGCTAATTTTTACTTTTTTCTTATTTTTATTAAACCACTCAAGTGCTTCCTTAGAATCCATATTATTAACCTAAGAATAATACGAAAAACTGACCTTGCGAGTGTGACTGCATAGGGCCACCTGCTGTGCCCTTTCTTGCCTCTACTGTAGCTGTTAAACTAGCGCCACCTGAGCAAGTAAAAGGCATAAGGTCGTGACAAGTATGTGAAAACTGTGAGCCACCCATAGTATTACTTGGGTGTGTTGCATTAGATATAGATTTTATTTTTAAGTATTCAGTAAAATCATTTGCATGAGCACTAAAAAATACAAAACCACCTAAAGCGTCCGATGGTGCAGTGCCCATACTAAAAGTTCCTGTAGAAGTACCACCCTGTGGTCCATGACCGAATGCACCAAAAGTTCCACCAGTTGCACTTATATGATTAATAGGAGAACCTGGTAAGTTTGTTAAGTCAGCTCCTGAAATTTCAGGTAAATTTCCTGTTAATTTTGTTGCGTCTAAATTTGCACCAGTTGTTACTGTTGCACCTGCTACTATTAAAGCGTTCATTACTTAATCTCCTCTAAGTTAAATTTATATTTTTTACCATTTAATCTATTCAAAATAAAGAGGTTTTCATCACCCTCTTGAATAGTCCAATGACCTGAAGTCCCATCGACCTCATTAGCTCTAGTTTTGGTGTTATTTAAATTTAAGTCACCAGTAAATATGTCTCTCCACTGCTTTGTTGCAGATCCTAAATCTTGCGTGTCATCAGCAGCTGGTAAAACAGAACCACCGAATACAGCGCCAGAGTTAAATGTTGCAGTTCCTGCATCACTACCATCCAGAGTCAACATGGTTATATCTGAGTTGTTATCAGTTCCTTTAAATATAATATCAGTATCATTACCTTGAGCATCTATTGTAATATTACCAGCAGAAGTAGCTAAAGTTGAAGCTGCATCACCAGTTGTAATATCATCAAGAGCTGTGTCAGTATTTACTGTAGCAAAAGATAAAGTTCCTGATCCATCTGTTCTTATAAATTGTCCACTTGATCCATCAGCTGTTGGCAGTGCCATTGAAGTCGTTCCGAAACCAATAGCGTCCATACGCACCGTACCATCAAAGAATGCATCTTTAAACTCTAAAGATGAAGTTCCAAGATCAATATCATTAGTTGTAGAAGGCGATAAAGCACCATCTGATAATGTTAGTTGATTTGCGCCTGCAACTTTGAATGTAACTACATCGTCAGAAGCGGCTGAGATAGTAGAATCAGCATCAGCGTCTAAAGTTAATGTTTGACCATTAAGATCTACTGGAGCAGTTACTGTTCCAGGAGAAGCAAAAACATCAAACCAGTCTGTGCCGTTAGTTGCTACTAATCTAGTAGCTCCATTTTCAATTGAAATAGTATTTCCAGATGCCCCTAGTCTACATGTCATTGCATAAGGGCCTGAAGATCCTGAATCTGTTGTTGCGTTTGTAATTAAATAAATTTTTTGTGTAGCTGGGAACTGAGCTATTCTTACAGCTCCGTGTGCCCCTGTTAATCTTATGTGTGCGTTTCTTGCTTGGTTGTTTGCTTGAGATTGTGGTCCATCAGCATTTGTTAAAGTTGTAACAGCGTTATCACCACAAGCTACGTTTACAGTACCAGCAATAGAAAACTCTAAAGATTGAGAAAAGTTATTGTTTGTAATAGTACCCCAAGTTCCTGAATTTTCACCAGTACCCTGTAACTCTATTCTCAAACTTGTCGAAAATGTCGATGCCATAATATCTCCTATATAAAGTTAAAAATTAAAGTTTGTCAAAACTTTTATGCAGCTTTATGGACCTCTGTCCAACTAATATCGCTGTTTGAGTCGTCTACTTCTGACCAGAAGGTTCCTTGTAGAGTACCAGTACCACTTGTAGCAGAATTACCAACAAGTGTCAAAGCAGAAGATCCAGAAGCAACTAAAGTTCCTAATGTGGCAGTGGCTGAGTCACCTGGTATTGAATAAAGAGTTTCTTGGCTCTCTTCACCAAGTCCAGCTGATATAGCATTACCTGAAACTGCAATATTTACACTTCCTACAAATCCTGGCGTATTAGTTTCACTTGTTAAAAAATCAGCCGTTTCAATAGTTACAGGAGCTGAACCAGTAACAGTTTCAGTGCCTAAAGAAGATGTTGTGGAATTTCCAGTGGCATCTACACTCGCTGTACCAACTACCGAAACATCATTTGTGTTAGGCGTAATTACTAGAGGTGATACATCTATGGTTGTAGGCAGTATTCCTAAACTAATATCTAATTGTGGCTCAGAGGCTGCTACGATTGTAAGCTGTGAGTCACCACTTATTGCAAACGTACCTATAGCTGGTGTAGCTGTTACACCTGTTACAAATATTGATGTTCCTGGTGTGGATGCTGAAGCAGTTGCTTGTTGACCCGTAGGCACAACATTAACATCACCTACAAATGATATTTGTCCTACATTTTCAGATAAAGTATTACCTGTTACAGAATACTCTGTCTCTAATGTTCCCCATAAGTTATCACTCCAACCAATGAGTTCAGCAGTGACTTGGTTTGCACCCCTGTTCCATCCTGATTGTGGCACAGCTGTTGCATCTTCATCTCCTATGACAGCGCTTAAAGCAATGCCTGATGCTGTTACTGCTGAGCTACCCGTTACAGTTTCTGTTCCTAAAGTGGCAGCAATTGGATTACCATTTGGAATTACTTCTGCAACACCTGTCGCTGTGCTTGTGCCGACAGTAGAAGTCAGCGCTATGCCTGTTGTAGTGACGTCAGCGTTGGCTGCTACAGTTTCTGTTCCTAAAGATACGCTTAATGAAGCGCCAGATAGACCATTGTCTACTGTTAATATAAAATCACCATTACCCCATGAAGATGTGCTCCATCCGAGTGGTAAGGTTGTTCCTACACCTCTATTCCATCCTGTTAATAATTGATTGTCTACAATTGTAGGATTAGGCATTGTCCCCAACGACGTCGTGAGGGCATTACCAGAGAATGAATACACAGACTCCTGTGATTCATCACCAATTGTAGTTGTTAGTGCAATTCCCGTGACCCCAAATACGTTTGTGGTAACTAGAGAAACAGTACCAACAGAAGATGTGAGGCCATTACCTGATGCTTCTGCGGGTGCAAAGCTATTCCATGCACCCGAATTCCAGGTTTGTCGGCCCCATCCTTGAAGAGAGGCCATGATTTATCTCCTTATGCTATTCTCAGAATTGCAGCTGTTGACTCTGCAGCAGGGAACGTAATTGTAAATGTCCCTGATGTAGAAGTTTTAACTGCTCCAAAATCTAAAACAGCGACAGCAGCGTTTGTAGTTAAACCAGATACAGTAGAACTATTATAAATCACAGCAGCTTGTGCTGAGATAGTTGCACTTGTAAATGATATATCTGCAAAATCACATACTGCTGCGTCACCAGATAAAGTTGGTGTTACAGATGTTAGTGCTCCTCCACCTTCTGCGTAAGTGCCTGAAGCAGCCACCTCGTCAGTTTGTTGAAAAGCAGTTGTAGATTTGCTTAAAGTTGCTTCGTTGTCATATAGCGCTAGTTTAAAAGCATTCCCCGTCGTAGCCGTAAAATCGTGCAGGCCTTTCAGGATCTCCACTTTGAAACTGTTAGCTACAGCTTGTGTAATTGCCATAATAATCTCCTATGGGTTCCT